CGCCGGCATCGTCATCGAGCTGATGAAGTATGGGATCGGCGCGTTCAAGCAAGCCGAACCGCTGGAAGGCACCCTTGATCGGATGCTGGAGGAGATCACCGCCCAGCAGCAGGCGCAGGCCGCCGCGCCGCCGCAGCCCGATTCCGAGCAGATGAAGATGCAGGCCGACACCGCCATCGCGCAGCAGAAGGCGCAGTTCGACGCCCAGATGATGCAGGCCAAGCTGCAAGCCGACATGCAGATCGAGCAGATGAAGGCGCAGGCTGCGGCCGCGCTCGAGGAGCAGCGTCAGCGCTTCGAGGCCGCGCTCAAGAGCGAGGAGCTGGCCCAGAAGGTCGCGCTGGAGCAGGAGAAGGCCCGTCTCGACGCCGAGACCAAGATCATGGTCGCGCGCATCGGCGTCAGCGGCGTGGACACGCCCGGCCTCGACATCGTCAGCCAAGCCACCGACCGCTTCGCCACCGGCATGTCCGAGGACGTTCGGTCGATGATCCAGCAGATGGTGCAGGACAGCATGGCGCGCGACGAGCGCGTGATCGCAATGATGCAGGCGCTCATGCAATCGATGGGCGCGCCCAAACGAATTGTCCGTGGGCCAGACGGCCGGGCAATCGGGATTGAGATCAATGCATGATCGGAATCTGGGATTCTGGTCTCTGGGATAGTGCGACTTGGAGCGACGGCTCCGTCATTGTCGTCGATGACACGCACGACGGCGACTACCTCGGCAAGAAGCTCAAGCGCGAGCGCGAGGAAGTCGAGGCGCGGCGGCGCTGGGTGCTGGAACTCTACGAGCGGATCGTGGAGGGGCTGGAGCCTGCGCCCGAGGAAGTCGAGCAGGCTGTCTCGGCAGCCATCGAAGCAGTCGGCGTGGAGACGCGCGCCGACATCATCGAGGCCCCGTCGATCGATCTGGGGCGCATTCTGGCAGGCCTGGAGCGTGCGCTGGACCTCCAGCGGCGTCTCGCGCTTGAGGCCGACGACGAGGAGGTGATGTTGCTGCTATGAGGACGCGATACGTCTGGCGCGACGGGGAGATGGTCGAGATCGCCATCGCGCACCCCGGCGCCGAAGCCAAGATCCAGATCGTCCCCGACATCGGCGGCTACAAGTCGATGGCGGACGGGTCGTGGATCAGCAGCCGCTCGCAACATCGCGAGCATCTGCGCCGGCACAACTGTTTCGAGGTCGGCAACGAGATGCCGAAGCCTCGCGAAATCACAGCCCCGAGCCGCGAGCAGCGCATCAAGCGCCTGCGCGAGCAGCTGTGGAACATGACCGACAAGCAGGCGGACAAGATCCTGGCCGAGCTGCGGTCGCAACCCCGGAGATGAGATGAGCGAGATCCAGAAGGTCGATAGCGACAGCCGAAAGGAACTGCTGGCCGAGCAGTTCAGCAAGATCGAGGCCGAGGTCGCCGCCGCGCCGCCCGAGGCAGCCCCCGAGGCCGAGACCGAGCCCGCCGCCGAAGGCCGCGCCCGCGATTCTTCGGGCCGTTTCGCCCGCGCCGATGGTGCGCCCGCCCCGAAGGCCGCCCCCGCCGGGCCGCAGGGGACGGCCGCCGAGGCCGCCGAGGCCGCTGAGGAGCCCGTCTGGAGGCGCCCGCCGCAGTCGTGGAAGAAAGAATTCCACGATGCGTGGCTGAAGGCCGACCCGCGTCTGCAGGAATACGCCTACCAGCGCGAGGAGCAGATGCGCGCGGGCATCGAGCCGATCCGCGCCAAGGCCGAGTTCGCGGATCGCATGAACGAAGCCATCGCGCCCTACATGGACACGATCCGTGGCCTCGGGATCGAGGCGCCGCAGGCCGTGCGCGCGCTCATGGAGGCCGACAACATCCTCCGCAACTCGTCCCCGCAGGACAAGCTCAGCTATTTTCATTCCCTCGCCCGGTCCTACGGCATAGACTTGGCAGGGCAGGGATCGCCCGCCCCACAGGCCTCCGTCGATCCCAACTTCGTGGCGCTCCAGAACGAGTTGATCAAGATCCGGGGCGAAGTCACGGGCTGGAAGCAGGCGCAAGAGGAGCAGGCCAACGCCGTCCTCCTCAACGAGGTTTCCCAGTTCGCCACGAAGGTCGAACACTTCGAGGCCGCAAGGCCGACGATGATCCAGCTTCTACAGAGCGGCGTCGCGACCACCCTCGAAGATGCGTATCAGAAGGCCCTTCGTCTCGACGAGGAGCTTTTCGCGCAGCAGCAGCAGGCCCAACAGGTCAAGGCGCTCGCGGAGCGGAAAGCCTCGGCAGACAGGGCGGCGAAAGCCGCCAGGGCCGCTGCGGTATCGGTGCGCGGCTCCACACCCGGGGCGCCGACCGGAACCAAGGCATCCGACCGCCGCTCCCTCCTGGCCGAGCAGCTCGACGGGCTCTCGGAGCGGCTCTAACCAACCCTCTGTAAGGAGTGCCTTCAATGGCGTTCGCGAACAGTTCGATCAGCGATATCATCGCGACGAACATCCAGTCGCGTTCCGGCGAACTCGCCGACAACGTGACCAACAACAACGCGCTGCTGCGTCGCCTGAAGGAGCGCGGCAACGTGAAGACGTTCTCGGGCGGTAACGTGATCTTGCAGGAGATCATGTACAACGACTCGACGACGAACAACACCAACTCCTACTCGGGCTACGAGGTCCTGAACGTCTCGCAGAACTCGCCCATCAGCGCGGCGCAGTTCTCGATCACGCAGTACGCCTCGGCGGTCTCGATCTCCGGTCTGGAGATGATCCAGAACTCGGGCAAGGAGGCGATCATCGACCTGCTCGACGGGCGCATGTCCGTCGCGGAGGCGCAGCTCGCCAACCGCATCGGCGGCGACATCTACCTCGACGGCACCGGCAACTCGGGCAAGAACGTCACCGGCCTCGCGGCGGCGGTTCCCGACAGCCCCGGCTCGGGCACGTATGGCGGCATCAGCCGCGTGACGTTCTCGTTCTGGCGCTCGGTGTCCTTCTCCGGCCTCACGAACGGCGGCGCGGCGGTCACGGCGTCCAACATCCAGCAGTACATGGACTCGGTCGCGGTGCAGCTGATCCGTGGCACCGACAAGCCGGACCTGATCGTGGCGGACAACAACTACTACCGCCTCTATCTGCAGTCCCTGCAGTCGATCCAGCGCATCTCGGACAGCGGCTCGAGCATGGCTGGCGCGGGCTTCGCCTCGCTCAAGTACTACGGCGCGGGCATGGCCTCCGATGTCGTCCTCGACGGCGGTATCGGCGCGGCGGCGACGGCGAACCACATGTGGTTCCTCAACACGAAGTACCTGCACTTCCGTCCGCACGCGGATCGGAACTTCGTGCCGATCGGCGGCGAGCGTCAGGCCGTCAACCAGGACGCCATCGTCAAGCTCATCGGCTGGGCCGGCAACCTCACCAGCAGCGGGCCGCAGTTCAGCGGCGTGCTGATCGCCTGAGAAGGAGACCAGATCATGGCGTATTCCTTCGTGGAAAATCGGGTCGGCCTCCCCGCCGTCACCGACATCGACTCGGGCGTCACGATGCCCAACGGGACGTCCGCGATCCCGACTCCGCCGGCAACGCTCGGCATGGTCGCGCGCGCGTTCGACCCGGTCTACGGCGAGGGTGAGTTCATCCTCCTCCTCGGCGTGGCCTCGACCGAGGTCGGCTCGCTGGTGTCCTACAACGCCTCGACCTACCAGACCGCGCTGGCCGCCAACACGGCGAACCTCGCGGGTCCGGTGGCCGTGGCGATGTCGGCCAACCTCGCTGGCACCTTCGGCTGGTACCAGATCGGCGGCCTCGCGGTCATGAAGAAGACCGCCGTCGCCGTCAGCCCGCAGGTCGCCATCTATCAGTCCGCCACGGCGGGCCGTGTGATGCCGACCGTGGCGACGGGCAAGCAGCTGCTCGGCGCGCGCGCCGCCAATCTGGCGACGGTCGCGTCCGGTGTCTCGACGGTGATCGTCTCGATCAACCGTCCGCACAAGCAGGGCCAGATCATCTGACGACTAGGGGCGGCGGGTTCGCCCGTCGCCCCTTCCTTTCGAGGTACGCATGGCGCTGCCGTCGCGCGTTCTCAACTCCGGCGTCACCAGCCTTTCGACCGTGGCGATCTGCGGCGAGGGCGCGAGCGGCGTCTCGGCAGCAGGCAGCACCTCCAGCGACGCGGCGTCGCTCTCCAGCATCTACAACCGGATTTCCACGGTCGCCGCAGGCGCTGGCGTGAAGCTGCCGCCGACCGAAATGGGCGCGACGGTCTTCGTCGCAAACGCGGGCGCAAACCCGTTGACGGTCTATCCCTACGACACCGGCTCGACCATCGGCGGCTCCGCATCCAACGCTCTAATCCCTGGCGCGTCTGCCATCTACTCGGCGGTCTCCAACACGCGCTGGGAGCCACTGCAGGGCTATGGCGTGGCAGTACCCGCCGCCTACGGGTCGTTCTCGTCTACCGCCACGCAGACCGCCGCGCTCGTCAACACGGCTTATCCGATCACGTTCAACACGACCGCCGAGAGCTACCTTGTGAGCATCGGCTCGCCCGCCTCGCGGATCGTGTGCGCGCAGGCCGGCGTCTACAATTTCGAGTTCTCCGCGCAGCTCGACAAGACCGCTGCCTCGACCGCTGCCGTTTACATCTGGTACAGGGTGAACGGCTTCGACATCGCGAACTCGGGAAGCAAGGTCGCCGTGAATGGTTCGGATGCGGAGATCATTGCGGCGTGGAACTTCGTGCAGACGATGGCCGCTGGCGATCGCTTCGAGCTGGTCTGGTCAACGGACGACACCAACTGCTTCCTCGGCGGCTTTCCGGCCTCTGCGCCCGTGCCTGCGATCCCCTCCATCATCCTGACCGCAACGCAGATCCGATGATCCTCGCCGGAAACCTCGACCAGACCCTGCCGATCGTCTGCAACGTGGACGACGACGTCGTGCGCGCGCACGTGCAGGCGGCCTGCAAGCTGAAGCTGCCGTGGCTCGAGATGGTCGAGGCGCACGACCGGCCCGCCATCGTGGTTGGCGGCGGCCCTTCGATGCGCGCCCTGCGCCCGATGATCCTGGCGCTGCGCAACGGCGGGGCCGAGGTCTTCGCCACCAACGGCACCGTGCCGGTCCTGTACGCAGCGGGCATCTCGTCGGATCACCACGTTCTGCTCGACGCCCGGCCCGAGAACGTCGCCTTCGTGGAGGGGCCGAAGCCTCAGCACTACCTCGTCGCCTCCCAGTGCCACCCGGACCTGTTCCGGGCCATTGCGGGCCACCCGGCGACCATCTGGCACCCGGCCTACCCAGAGATCGACGAGTGGATCGGCCACCGCGAGGCCGTGCTGATCGGCGGCGGCACGACGGTCGGGCTGCAGGCCCTGTCGATCGCCTACGCGCTGGGCCACCGCAAAATCCACCTGTTCGGCTTCGACAGCAGCTACTCCGAGGCCGGCGAGGGCCATGCTTACCCGCAGCCGCTCAACGCCGACGAGGAGCGCCAGGAGTTCCGCGTGGGCGACCGGGCGTTCATCTGCGCGCCTTGGATGGCGCGGCAAGCGATGGAGTTCCAGATCGCATCCCGTCAATTGTGCGATGGGGACGCGGAATTGTATGTTCACGGCACGGGACTTCTCCCGGCCATAGCCGCCCAGATGGGCAGAAACTGAAAGGACGTCCCATGCCGATCCCCTCTCGCGTGCAGGCCTCGGGCAACTCGGGCCTCGCCACCACCTCCATCTGCGGCGACGGCGCGACCGGCCTGACCGCGACCGGCTCGACCTCGGCGGACGCGCTGCAGCTGTCGGCGGTCTGGAACACCGTCGGGACCACGGCGGCCAGCACGGGCGTCAAGCTCCCGCCGACCGAGGCCGGGGCGATGGTGTGCGTCTACAACGCGGGTGCCAGCACGCTGACGGTCTACCCGGCGAACGGCTCGACCATCAACGCGGGCGCCTCCTCGCTGAGCGTGACCTCGACGCAGCGCGTCCTGTTCATCGCGACGAGCGCGACGACCTGGATCTCGATCGCGGGCGCCTGATCATGCCGCTGGACAGCGACATCGCCAACGCCGACGCCAAGCTCCATGTGGAGTTCTACGACCACAAGGAGCTTGGCCGCCCCTTCGTCCGCATCATGGTGCCGGGCGACACGACCAACATCATCGACCAGCCGGTGCGCGACGACCACAAGGAGCGGTTCCCGCGCCAGTGGCTGCACTTCCAGATGCAGTCGGAGAACGGCGACATCCCCGGCACGAAGCTGGAGGAGTGGCACCGCACCTCGCCTGCGGACATTTCGGACGCGCAGGTGGCCGAGCTTCAGATCCTGAAGTTCCGCACCGTCGAGCAGGTCGCCACCGCGTCCGACGCGCAGATGATGCGCGTGGGCATGGGAGGCGTCGGGCTGCGGCTCAAGGCGCAGGCGTTCCTGCGGCTGAAGTCGGACGCCACCTCGAGCAGCGAGCTTGCCGAGGCCAAGGCCAAGCTGGCGGCGCTTGAGGCACAGGTCGCGGCGCTGGTGGCCGCCAAGGACGAGGCCCCGCGTCGGGGTCGCCCGCCGATGAACGACAGGAGCGCCTGACATGGGCTCGACGATGGTCCAGCTTGTCCAGCAAGTCTCGAACGAGTTGGGCCTCGTCGCGCCGTCCACCGTGGCGGGCAACAACGCGCAAGACGTCATCCAGACCCTCGCGCTGATGAACGCCTCGGGCTACGAGCTTCTGAAGCGCCACGATTGGCGGGAACTGACGCGGCCCTACCGCTTCACGGTCCAGTACCTCGCCACGACCGGCACATGGACGACCTCGTCGGCGGCGATCACTGGCATCCCCGACACGACCGGCCTCGACACGACCTACATGGCCGTCGGCACGGGCATCAACCAGGACACGTTCATCCAGTCGGTGGACAGCGGCACGCAGGTGACGCTGAACCAGACGCCGGCATCCGCCGGGACCGGCGCGGCGATCACCTTCGCCAAGACCAAGTACTCGCTGCCCAGCGACTACGACAGCCTCGTCCCGCGCACGCAGTGGGACAAGTCCAAGCGCTGGGAGATGCTCGGCCCCGAGAGCCCGCAACAGTGGGAGTGGCTGCTCTCGGGCTACATCTCGACCGGCCCGCGCATCCGCTGGCGGCTCTACGGCAGTTACTTCCAGATCTGGCCGCCCACCACGACCGCTGAATACCTCGGCTTCGAGTACCGCTCCAAGGGCTGGGCGCTGTCGTCTGCCGGCGCGGTGAAAAACAGCTTCACCGCCGACGACGACACATGCATCTATCCGGATCGCGTCGTCGTGCTGATGACCAAGCTGAAGTACTTCGAGGCGAAGGGCTTCGACACGACGGCGCTCTACCGCGACTTCCTGCGCGAGCTGGAGACCGCGATGGGGCAGGACATGTCGGCGGCGAACCTGTCCTTCGCGCCGCGCCCCGGCACGGTGCTGATCGGCTACGACAACATCCCCGACAGCGGCTACGGGTCCACCTGACATGGTCAGGCCGTCCCCGATCATGCGCGCGGCCAAGCAGGCGACGGCGCGCGTCGCGTCCGTGCCGGCGCCCATCGGTGGCTGGAACGCGCGCGACAGCCTCGCGAACATGAAGCCGACCGACGCGGTGTCGCTGACCAACTACTTCCCCACCGCGACCAACGTCGTGCTGCGCGGCGGCTACCAGAAGCACGCCACGGGCCTGCCCGGTCAGGTCGAGACGCTGATGGCGTACAACGGCGCCACGACGCAGTCGCTGTTCGCGATCAGCGGCAACAACATCTACAACGTGACGAGCGCGGGCGCGGTCGGCGCGGCGGCGGTGTCGGGCCTGACCAACAGCCGCTGGGAAAGCACGAACGTCGCCACCGCAGGCGGCAACTTCCTCTACGCGGTCTCGGGCGGCAACAGCCCGCTGCTCTACGACGGCTCGACCTGGACAGCGATCACGGGCGCCTCGACGCCAGCCATCACGGGCGTGACGACGAGCGAGCTCGACAACGTCACGCTGTTCAAGAACCGCCTGTGGTTCATACAGCGCAACACGCTCAAGGCTTGGTATCTGCCCACGCAGTCGGTCGGCGGCGCCGCACAGGTGCTGGACCTCTCGACGGTCGCGCGCAAGGGCGGCTATCTGCTCGCGATGGGCGTCTGGACGATCGACGCGGGCTTCGGCCTCGACGACAACCTCGTCTTCGTCACGACGCAGGGCGAGATCATCATCTATCGCGGCACCGACCCGGCCAACATCTCGACGTGGTCGCTGGTCGGCGTGTGGGCGATGGGCGCGCCGATGGGCAAGCGGTGCCTCGCCAAGTTCGCGGGCGACATCGCCTACATCGCGTTCGACGGCCTGTTTCCGCTCTCGCAGGCGCTGCAGAGCGCGCGCGTCGCGCCGCAGAGCGTGGCGCTGACCGACAAGATCCAGGGCGCGTTTGCAAGCGCGACCACCGCATATCAAGGCGCGTTCGGCTGGGAGATCTGCGTCGCGCCGAAGTTCAACGCGATCATCGTCAATATTCCGGTCGGCACCGGCTCGCAGCAGCAGTACGTCATGAACACCATCGTGCAGTCGTGGTGCAACTTCACGGGCTGGCCCGCCAACTGCTTCACGCTGCACAAGCAGGATCTGTGGTTTGGCGGCACCGATTACGTCGCCAAGGCGTGGACGGACGACCACGCGGATGACAACGTCTCCATCTCCGCAGGTGCGCTGCAGGCCTTTAACTACTTCGGCTCGCGCGGACAGAAGAAGATCTTCACCCGGGCGAGGCCCAACCTGTTCGCGGACGGGCAGCCCTCGGTCTTCGTGGGCATCAACGTCGATTTCCAGACCAACGACACCTCGGCTCCGCTGGCCTATCTGCCGCCGACCGGCGCGGTCTGGGACACGGCAATCTGGGATAGCTCGAACTGGGGCGCGGGCCAGAACATCTCGCTGAACTGGCAGGGCGTCACGGGCGTGGGGTACTGCGGGTCGATCAACTTCCGCTCGGCCAGCAAGGGCCTGTCTTTGGAATGGGCGGCGACGGACGTCGTCTTCATGCCGGGCTGGATCGGCATATGATCGTCGCGGGGCCGCATGTCGGGCATTGGGTGCTGGGCCGCATCGGCGGCTTCTTCGACCCGGTCTGCATGTCCGCCATCGGCTGGGAGAGCGACGGCAAGCTAACGGCGGGTGCTGCCTTCCGCGATTGGAATGGCGTCTCGATCGAAGGCCAGATTGCCGCTGACAGGCCGTTGACGCGCGGCTTCATCTCCGCGATCTTCGACTATCCGTTTCGCCAGCTCGGCGCGCGCAAGATCATCGCGACGACCAGCGCGGACCACATCCGCAGCATCCGACTCCTGCGCCGCCTCGGTTTTGTCGAGGAAGCCTGCCTGCGCGATGCCTCGCCGGGCGGCGACCTCATCATCTGCACCATGCGGCGCGAGGACTGCCGCTTCCTAGGAGAGCGTCATGGGCAAGAAGGCATCCGCACCGCCAGCACCTGACTACGCCGGCGCCGCGAAAGCGCAGGGTGCCGCCAACGTCGAGGCTGCGCGCGCCTCGGCCATGCTCTCCAACCCGAACGTCTACGGCCCGCTCGGCACGCAGACGGTGACCTACGATGGCGACATCCCGACCGTGCGGCAGACGCTCACGCCGCAGGCGCAGGCGACGCTGGATGCCCAGCAGCAGGTCGAGCGCAGGCTGGCCCAGCTTGGCCTGCAGGGCATCGGGACCGCCGAAAGCACGCTCGGGACGCCATTCCAGACGCAGACGGGCGACCTGAACACCGTCTTCGACCTGTCGGGCCTCCCGCGCGCGCCGGTCAACGCCGGGACGACCGCGCAGGAAGCGATCATGGCGCGGCTGGAGCCGCAGATCCAGCGCAGCCGGGCGCAGCTTGAGACGCAGCTTGCCAACCAAGGGCTGGCGCGCGGCGGCGAGGCCTACAACGCCGCGATCCGCGAGCAGCAGCAGCAGGAGAACGACCTCCGCTCGCAGGCGGCGCTGCAGGGCATCGGCCTCGACACGCAGGCACGCCAGCAGGCGGCAGCGGAGCAGCAGGCGGCGATGTCGTTCGAGAACCAGGCGCGCGCGCAGGCCCTGCAGCGCGAGCTGTCGCTTCGCTCGCAGCCGCTCAACGAGATCATCGGCCTGATGGGTGGCTCGCAGATCCAGATGCCGCAGTTCGGGGCCTATCAGGGCCAGCAGGTCGCGCCCGCCCCGATCTTCGGCGCGGCGCAGGCGGCGGGGCAGAATGCGATGCAGCAGTATGGCATCCAGCAGGCCGGTCTCAACGCGCAGTCTTCGGCGCTCGGAGGACTGTTCGGCACCGCTCTCGGAGGCTGGGGCTACGGCGGGTTCAAGAACCCGTTCCGCTGATTTCTGGAGGCATAGATGGCCGTTTCATTCAACCTGCCCGACCCATACGAGGCCCAGAAGGCTGATATCGCGCGCCGGCAGAAATACGCCGAGGCGCTCCAGCAGCAGGCGTTCCAGCCCGTCGAGATCCAGAGCTATCAGGGCATCCAAGCGCCGATCCCGGTCGCCGCTGGCCTCGCGAAGGCGCTGCAGGGGCTCATGGGCGGCTACTTCGCCGGGCAGGCTCGAGACGAAGCCCGCGAACTCCGCGAAGGCGACATCAAGAAGGGCCAGGAGTTCGCCGCCGCCCTGCAGGGCGCGAGGACGCCAGAGGAGCGCGAGAAGCTGACGCTGGAGGCGCTCGGCGGCACGATGGGCCAGAGCGCGCAGGCGATTGCCGGGCCGATGCTGCAGATGACCGAGAGGCGGACTGAAAGCGCTCTCAGGCGCGAGGCGCGGCAGCAGGAGGTCGCGGATCGACTGCAGGCGCAGCGGGATATGGCGGCCGAAAGGCTTGCGAACGCGCAAATGATCGCTGGCGTAGCCGCCGGTTCGCGTGCGGATGCGCTGGAGGCTCGTCGTGAAGCGGAAGCGGGTCGTCGCGAGGACCGGCAGCGCGAAAGCGAGCGCAGGGAGCGCGAGAGCCGCGAGCGCCGCGAGCAGCTGACGGCGCCAGAGCAACGGCAGCTGTTCCAGCAGGAAGACCAGATAAGCGCCGGGCAAAGCACGCTCTCGCTGCTTGCCGAGGCGCGCAGGTTGAGCGACCAGTTCCGAGGCGGCGCTGGCGCGGGCATGATGGCCTACGCCGGGTCGCAGGCGCGCTCGGCTGTCGGGATGGCCCCGAGCGAGGAGAGCAACGCCATCATCAACTACGACAACCTCGTCAAGGAGCAGGCGCTCGCCAACCTGAAGACGACCTTCGGTGGCAACCCGACCGAGGGCGAGCGCAAGGTTCTGCTCGAACTGCAGGCCAGCAGCGGCAAGACGCCCGAGCAGCGCGCCGACATCCTCGACCGCGCCGTGAAGCTGGCAGAGGACCGCATCCGGGGTGCCGAGGCGCGCGCGGAAGCCATCCGCACCCGCAGCTACCGGCAGCCCGGCGGCCAGCCCGCCGCGCCGCAGGCTCCTGGAGCCGCGCCGAGGCAGCAGCCGGCGGGCGCTGGTGCAGGCCTGACGCCCGAGGAACAGCGCGAGCTTGAAGCCCTGCGCGCGCGGTTCCCGAGGGCTCAACGATGAGCGATCGCGAGGAACTGCTAGCCCTTCGCCGCTTGGCCGAGCTCGAGGCTCGCGCTGGCGCACAGCCGGCCTCCCAGCCTCCCGCCACCCCGCAGGCGGCCCCGCAGGCCCCGCAGGCGCCCGCTCCGCGCACGACGGCCGAGCAGCTGGGCCTCGGCACCCGAGCGACCGCTCAGGGGCTCCTAGGGCTTCCTGGGCTCGTCTACGACGTCGCCGCCGTCCCGCAGAACCTCCTGTCGAACGTGCCGGGGCTGGAGTGGATGCGCGCCAAGCCCGCCGCCCAGCAGGTCTCCGAGGCCGCGACGGCGATCGGCCTGCCCGAGCCCCGCGACGCGGGCGAGCGCATCATGGGTGCGGCGATCCAAGGCGCGGCCGCGCTGCCGACCGGGTATGGCCTCGGCGGCGTCGTGCGGCAGCAGGCCGGGGCCGCCGGGCAGCGGCTGGCTGATGTCCTGCAAGCCGCGCCCGTGCAGCAGGCGGTCATGGGTGTCGCGGGTGGCGCCGGATCGCAGGCGGCGCAGGAAGTTCTCCCGGAGGGCGCGAGCCCAGCCGCCAAGGCCGTCGCCGGGGTCGCTGGAGGCGTCGCGGGAGCGGCTGCGCCGTCTCTCGCCCTTGGTGCCGCTCGTCGCGCGGTGACGCCGCTGCCCGCTCGCCTGACCGAGGAGGAGCGCCGTCTGGTGCAGGTGGCGCAGCGCGAGGGCGTGGATCTTCCGGTGGGCGCACAGACCGGCAGCCCGACGGTGAAGCTGGCCGAGAGCGCGCTGGCTCGGCTGCCCGGATCGGCCGGCGCGGCGCAGAACCAACAGCAACTGATGCGCGAGCAGTTCCAGGGCGCGGTCATGCGGACGACCGGAGAGGCCGCGACAGACGTGCGGCCCGAAACGCTCGACCGCGCTTTCGGGCGCATCGGGCAGCAGTTCGACGATCTGATCGCGCAGACGCCGCAGGTTCGGCTGGATCGCGACTTCTTCCGTGCGGTCGATGACATCGAGCGCGATTACGTCCGCCGCATGGACGTCAACATCCGCCCGCCGGTCACCTCGTACATCGACGAGTTCAATCTGGTGCGGCGCGCGCCAAACGCGGCCATTCCGGGCGACGCCTACCAGAACATTTCGTCCAACCTCAAGCGCATGGCCCGATCGAACCAGAACCCCGAGGCTCGATTTGCGCTGAACCAGCTTGCCAATGCCCTCGACGATGCCGTCGAGCGTCAATTCAGCGGGCCGCTAAGGCAGGAATGGCGCGAGACGCGCCAGCAGTACCGCAATCTGCTCGCCATCGACGATGCCGCCTCGAAGGGAACGGCTCAGGATCGTGCGGCCGGCAATCTGCCCTTGGGCGCCTTCCAGCAGGCGGTGCGCGCGCAGGACAAGGCTGGCTTTGGCCGTGGGCGCGGACAGCTCAACGATCTTGCGCGCCTCGGCGGCTTCATCGCGGACAAGATCCCGAGCAGCGGAA